TCGAATATACTAAGAGAACAAGGCCATGAAGACATGGCTAAAATATTGAAGGAGCTATAATGGCAATAACATCTGCAATATGCACAAGTTTTAAACAAGAACTACTTGTTGAAGGGCATAATCTTACAAATGGTGCTGACAGTATCAAACTAGCGCTTTATACAAGCTCTGCAACTTTGGGAGCAAGTACAACAGCTTTTGTGACTACCGGGCAAGCCACAGGAACTAATTACAGCTCTGGCGGTAGTGCTTTGACCAATGTTACGCCTACAACTTCTGGCACAACTGCTATAGTTGATTTTGCGGATCTTACATTTGGTACGGCTACTGTAACAGCTAGAGGGTGTTTGCTTTACAACACAACCAATTCTAATAAAGCTATTGCTGCAATAGATTTTGGTGGAGATAAGACATCAACGGCTGGTGATTTTACGATTGTATTTCCAGCTGCAACTGCAACTGGAGCCATTATCAGATTGGCTTAGAGTGCAATAGGATATGTTAGAATCTAACTATGCCTCTAACCAAATTAAATTTTAAACCCGGAATCAATAAAGAGGAAACCGATTACTCTAATGAGGGCGGTTGGGTAGATGGCGACAAAATAAGATTCCGAAAAGGCCGTGTAGAAAAGATAGGCGGCTGGGAAAAGTTTTCCCCCTCTTCTATTATCGGTTCAGCAAGAGCCTTGCACTCCTGGATTTCATTAGGAGGCAGTAAATATTTAGGTATAGGAACTACAAATAAATATTATGTAGAGCAAGGTGGAACTTACAATGATGTTACACCTATTCGTAAAAACACCACAAATGCTGCTACTTTTGCAGCTACCAATGGCTCATCAACTGTTACAGTCACAGACGCAAGCCATGGCGCGGTAAATGGTGATTTTGTAACCTTTAGTAGCGCTGTTTCTTTGGGTGGTAATGTTACAGCTACAGTTTTAAACCAAGAATATCAAATAGATCTTGTCACCGGGACAAACACATACACAATTACCGCAAAAGACACGTCTGGAGCAACAGTTACCGCTAATGCTAGTGATTCTGGTAATGGTGGATCTGCAACTGACGCAGCCTACCAAGTAAATTCTGGTTTAGACGTGTATGTTGAATCTACAGGTTGGGGTGTTGGTACTTGGGGAGCTGGAGGTTTTGGTTCAGCATCTTCTTTGTCAGCTCAAAATCAACTTAGACTTTGGACACATGATAATTACGGAGAAGATTTAATTATGAATGTCCGAGGTGGTGGCATATACAGATGGAAAGAAAACGATGGACTTGCGACTAGAGGAGCGGAGCTATCTGGAATTACAGGGGCAAACCTTGTACCTACAGTTGGTCTACAAGTTATAACCTCAGAAACAGACAGACATTTAATAGTATTGGGAGCAGACGCAATAAGTGGTAGCTCAAGAACTGGAACTATAGATCCCATGTTAATAGCGTTTAGCGATCAAGAAAACGAGTTACAGTTTGAACCATTGTCTACTAATACGGCTGGATCTTTAAGACTTTCTTCTGGTTCTTCTATTGTTGGAGGTTTGAAGGCTAGACAAGAAGTATTAGTTTGGACTGATACCTCTTTATATTCGATGAATTTTATTGGACCACCATTAACTTTTGCAGTAAACCTTATTAGTGAAGGTGCTGGACTGATTGGTCCAAAAGCTGCCGTCAACTCACCAAAAGGTGTGTTTTACATGTCTAAAAAAGGGTTTTATTTTTATAATGGATCTGTTCAAAAACTGCCTTGTTCTGTGCAAAATTATGTTTTTTCAGATCTTGATGAAGGTCAGGCTTACAAGTGTTTTGGTGGTTTGAACGAAGAGTTTTCAGAAATTTGGTTTTTTTATCCATCGATAACAGATAATGAAACAGAAATATCCAGGTACGTTATTTATAATTACGAAGAAAATAGTTGGAGTATAGGATCTTTGGAAAGATACAGCTGGCTTGCTGCGGGTGTATTGAATAGACCTGTATCTGGTGGCGAGGCTTCTTCTACAAAATATTTATACGAACACGAGAAAGGATCAAACAACGACACAAGCTCTATGGATGGTGTGTTTATAGAATCAGCCGATATAGATATTGCAGATGGCGACAATTTTGTTTTCTTAAAGAAAGTATTACCAGATATACTTTTCATTAACGACGTTGGCACAAGTCAAACAGGCGCGGTAAATATAGTTGTGAAGCGTAGAGATTTTAGTAATCAAACTTTATCCACAGACTCAACCACACAAGTTACGGCCAGCAGCACGTTCGGATCTTTAAGATCTAGGGGTAGACAGTTTGTGCTTAGGTTTGAGTCAGACGACGACAACACCGAAATTGATAAAAAGAATTATAAGTGGAGACTAGGTAACACAAGAGTTGAAATACAACCATCTGGTAGGAGATAAATGAGCAAACTACTCCCAACCAGGTTACCGCTTGCAGATGGCCAGACCGTTACTGCGGACACATTTAACAGATTAATTAGGATCCTGGAATTAAATTTAGGATCTGTAGATCCAAATGCGGTCCAGATCTTTAATTCAACAGAGATTAGCGAATTGCAATTTGCTACCGGAGCGATTATATTTAACTCTACAACAGAGGTTCACCAAGCGTTTGATGGCACTGAATTTAGGAACCTGTATGAACATCAAACTTACTTGACAGGATTGTCTGTTACAATGAGTTTAGGAACAGTAACAGTGAGTACACCATAATGGCTATAAGTGAAGAACTACAAAGAAGAATAGGCAACCTAACTGGCGGAATAACTCCCGGAGCTGGAACAGCTGATGTAGGCCAGATGTCTGACCAAGACATGAACATAATGATGGCAAACCAAGCCGCAAGACAAGGTATAAGTGGCCCAGAGCAAAGAGCAGCTATGATTAAAAAGACTGCTATGGACATGGGTAAAACCATGACAGACGATACTGCAAATGCTTTTGGTGTTGGCTCAATAAGTTTTGAAGATGCTATGAGTCAAGCTAGGGTTATGGAAATGATAGGCGACACTAAAGGCGCTATCTCAAACAAAGAAATGGAAATGTTTCAAAGCGCTTCTCCTTCGGTTGGTGAGTTCACAGAAGAAGATAAAGAGTCATTAGATAGACTACAACAAAGAGAATCGGCTATAGCAAATGCACCTTTAGGCGAATTGGCTCAGGAGTTGAGATTGCAAGGTCAAGAAGAAGATACTGAACTTGCTCACTTACGTCTCGGTGAGGTTGTCTTGCCTCCTGAGTTTTTAGAAGATGAAAAGTTTGGTGAAATAGTAGAACGTAAATTTGAAGAGTCTGGCATACCACCAGAAGCCGCAGTCGTTGGCGGTATAGGATCTTTAAACCCAAACACTGGTTTACAACAGTTTTTTCTCAAAAAACTTGCTAAAGGCTTAAAGAAGGTAGTAAAAAAGGTAGCACCCATAGCTCAATTTATACCTGGACCGATAGGAGCAGCAGCTTCTATATATAACAAAGGACGAACTATTTTGAATGTTGCTAAGGGCAAAGCAAATCCTTTGGAATTATTGTCAGTTGCAGGGCCAATGAGAACTGGGCAAAGTTTAGGCGATAGTTTTAAAACTTTAACTGGAGCCAAAGGTGGCATAAGTGGTTTGTTAGACCAAGTAAAATCTGGTGCAACAAGTTTCTTTACCGATCCTATGAGTACAGTAAGTGGTTTGTTTAAGTCACAAAACCCAGCTGATTATGTAGAAGATGCTTCTGGAAACTTTGCAAATAAAATTACAGGTGAAGTTTTAACACCAGAACAGTTCAAAAATCTAGCATCGAGATCTGGTTCTGGCATACAAGCACTGACAAGAGGTGTTCAAGGCGGTCTATTCGGTACAGAAGGCATAGCTGGTGGTATAACACAAGGTACAGGCATGGGATCAACCACTTATAAAGACGCTGCTGGTAACGTATATAGCAAAGAGCAAATGGTAGCAGCTGGTTTGGTAAACCCCAGTACAGGTCAAGTAATACAAAGCGTTGCAAATCAATTCACTCCTTCTGGTACACAACAGGCAGCTGGCGGAGCTGGCGTAGCTGGAGGAGGCGGAGGCGGCTTTGGCAACTTTGCTAAAATGGCTGGTATCGGTGCTTTAGCAGCTGGTTTAGGTAAATTAGCTTATGAAGACACTAAAAAACAAAAGGGCGTAGCCTTAACTCCAATGGTTACTATGAGTCCTACAGGCAGATACAACATAGAAGCTGAAATAGCCAGAAGAATGGGACAACAACGACCTAACCCGGTTGAGTTTGGTTTATTACCAGAAGGCACTTTACCTGTGTTATCAGGCGGACAACCAAGACAAGCAGCTTACGGCGGTGCTGTAGAAGATCTTACCGGCGGTATGGCTAGAGGCCTTAGATATGGCGGAGGTATTATGGCTTTTGCACAAGGCG